CAGCGGCCAAAGTTCTGGTCTCTATAACGGTGGTGCCGGCGGCTCAACCGGCCCAGCGGGAACCTCAGGTGCCGGTGGAGGCGGTGGTGGTGGAGGAGGTGGTGGAGGTGGAGGTGGAGGTGGTGGAGGTGGTGGTGCCGGTGGAGGTGGTGACCCGCCACCAAGTGATCCTGCTACAACAGACGGTGTTGCCACTTGAACATTAGATCCGGTAGCAAAATATGCCTGTGTAAGACTAGTTAGTGTACCATTTGCTGGCTCGTATACATTTCCGCCAGCACCCGGGGATGTATAAGAAAAATATGGAGTAAAAATTACTTGTGTTGAATCGGCATTACGTCTAGCTTTCAGATCGTATTGATTTGGAGAATATTGACTATCCGCAGTTTCAACATATTTTGTAAAAATTATCTGATCTGTAGTATTTAAGTTATACCACCCAATATTTTGCGGGGTACCTGTACCGGTATTAGTAGTAGTATTGGCACCCATTGATATAATGCCCATGTTTTCTAGCAAAGTTTTCCATGATCTGTTAACAAGAGAACTTGTATCAGTTGTATAATTTGTAAAACTAGCACTAAATTTAAAAATTCCTCCGCTATTAAAATAAAAACGAGCGTCATTAGCAGATGCAAAAGTAATAGTAACAGTATGGCTAATTGTAGAAGCCCATGGGCTAGTTCTAGTAATTGTGGAAAGTGTGGACAATGATCCTTGAGAAGCTGGAGGAATAGCCAATCGATTACTAGTGGCTATATCTGCAAATGTATTGTAGGCAGCACGATCTGCTTCTTTAATTGAAGTACTGGTAGTTGGTATTACTAATAACCCGCCTTCATTATTGCCTGTTTGATGCTGCCTTGCTTTGAGCAAATCATTTCTCAAAACATTCCATTGTGCAACTGTGATTTTATTATTTCTAGCAACTTGGGCACTTGTTACAGTTTGGCCGTAGCCGTAGTCGACAGATCCTGTTCCTAAAACATTACTTATTTTTGATTGAATAGTATTGTAGTCTGTTGCTATAATCGATGTGCCAAAGCCCGCCATAAATTATCCTTTATATGCAAGTATAGTTATCATTATAAAATAACACATTCTATAAGTTTGACTGATGAATTATTGCTTGTTTCCAAAGCAATTGCAAATACATCAGCAGTGTTACCCATTGCGGCTTGAGCTGTACCATCTTGGCCAGCTACTAAACGCTGACCTTTGATAACAGATCCGTTTACTTTTACCGGAACACGGCCTTTAAGTGCAATATATGTACCGCCTTCCAATGCACTATTCATCATATATGCAGGATTAGCAGAAACTGCACCCAATGCACGGAATCCAACTTGGGCTGCGGTAACTTCTTTTTCTCCGCCAACCATTACAACAGTACCAATTTCATATTCTGCATCAGAAAGATATTTTTCTGCTAAATCAGCGTAGTTAGCACTAGTTGCAACTCCTTGAAATATCACTGCATTTATATATCCATTAACGTCTCTTGCGGCAATTGTATTAATGGCGGCGTCAGTACTAGCTGAACGATAATTTCCGTTAACGCTTAATAGGTCGGATTTGTCAGCAGTTCCTCTGAATTTGTCAGCATATATATTGGAAAATTGAAAAGATGTTGCTCCAATGTTCGATACTAGTGTTGTGCTTGGTAGTATATCTACATATGTTGTATCTGTACGTCCGACAAATTTAATATTGGAAGTTGTGGGATTTCCAGATACTGTTGTTTTAAAAACAATTTCTCTGCCTTGTTGATTTTGAATAGTTGGCGTAGTTTCAGTATCATTAAAAATACGAAGTAACGCTTGCGGATCTCCAACTGTAAATCCTGAATGTGCAAAATGAACGGGATTACTAAAAGTTGCATTAGTCGTCTGAATAAATGAACTGGCTGATAGGCCACCGAGCTTTTCTGAATTAGTTGCTGTTCCCCAAAATCTATGGCCTGTTTGAGTCTGACCTAAAGTGCTTACTCCATCATTATTAGTGTAACATAAAGTTACTCCCTGATGTATATTTTGAAAACCAGCAATTGGATTTACAGCATTTAGTGTAAAATTTTCAGTACTAATTGTAAATATCGTAACATCGTTATCGATTGCTTGAATAACCGCATGCGGAGTTCCATTAGTATCTAATAAACTCACTGAACGCATCTGTGTAACTGTTTGAGATCCAGCAACACCTTGAGGGCCAATTAAGGTATATGCAGTACCACTCCACGCATATAATTGCTTATTAGTTGTATCAAACCAAAAATCACCCAATGTTAAGCCTGTTGGAGCAGTGGCACTAATCTCAGCACCGCCTGTTGTACGGAATTTAACACCGTCAAAAAACTTTAATTTGCTTGAACTGGTATCAAACCAAATTTGTCCAGAAATTGCTCGGGCAGGGGGATTATTTGAGGCAAAATTTTCCAGTAAATATACAAAATTTTCATTTTGTACTCCGCCATAACCTGCATAATTCTTGCCGATTAATTTAAGATCAAGAGTCGCATCGATAGTTCCGTCTGCAACCACCGCAACTTGTGCTCCATTTGTTCTAGTTATAGTATATGACATCTCACTTGTTCCTTATTCTACAGTATTTATTCTATTTGTTAAGGCAAAGTCTCGCCTTCTCGGCCTGGAATATCAGGCCGCGGATAAAGTGTTTGTTGATATTGCCACTGACTACTTAATAGCTGGAATTGACGTATTTCAATTGGGCCTCCAGTTTCTGAAATAACAACATTTAATACTGTATTATTTTCATGATCGCCTGCTTCAAACACGTTAGCCAAGTATTTACTTGCTATTTGATCGTTTCTGTAACCCAAAGGAACAGTTAATGCAAATCCTAATGTAGCCGATCTTACTTTAACATCTACATATGTTTTATTTGCGGCATCTGTATTAAAAACCGGGTTATCTACAGCTGAAATTCGGTGACCAGACATATCAACAGTACCAGTTCCCTTAGGTGTTATTACAATATCTCCATCGGATTGAGATACGTTATTATAAAAAAGAATATTATCAGCTATTTTTAAGTTACCGGCTTGGACGTTGATTAAATCGCCTACACTAGTTAAGTACGATGTTACTACTCGATCTCCTAATACGGTGGCGGTTAACGTATCATGTCCGTTAATTTTATACGATTTTCCAATAACTAGATCAATATTTTCTGAACTTGTCCAACTACTATCTGCTGGCGTACCTGTATTGTAAATCCAAGTTAATGTCTTATCAACATCTGCTCCGGCTGCTACAGTAATGCCGCCGCCTGCCGCTGTAGAATTTGTAGGAGTTTCAGTTTTCCCCAAAACTATCATTTTATCAGAGATTTCTAAATTCGTAGTATTAATCGTTGTGGTGGATCCTTCAACAGTTAAGTTTCCCCGTATACGAGTATCTCCGTTAACGTCAAGTGTTGCAGTTGGAGTATCTGTATAAATTCCAGTTTGCTTAGTCGTGGCGTTAATAAAAAATGCTCTATCTAAACCAGTACCACTCAGTAAGTTAATACCATAATTTTGATTAGTCGTATTTGATTTAATTTGAAAAATTGATGTAGTTGCATTAAATTCAGTGCTTGACCCTTCACCCAATACTAAAGGAATCGCATTTTGTATAGTAATAGTTCCAGTTGTGGCCGAACTATCAGTAGTTGAAAGAAAGTTTGCGGCAGTTTTTCGAGTAATACCGTCAGCAGATAACAAATAATCTGCTTGCGTAACCGGAGTATGTAGTTTAATTCCTGAATATGTACCTGCATTAAATCCTGTATACACATTTCCAGTATATCCAGCAATAATTTTTGCGGGAGTAAATGTATCTTTACTCCAAATACCAATAGGAGTTCCAGCTACACTAAGTTGCAATATAGTGTGACTAACTCCAACCGAATCAACAACATCTTCTGTGTAAAATCCAGTAGTGCCCTGAGTTGCTGTCCATAATGGGCCGGCAAGTTTAGTCGAGGTACCATCATTAAAATAAAGTTGCTGACGAGCACTATCAATCCATATATCGCCTGCAGAAATACTGCTTGGTACAGTCGGGGAAACAATCGTGCCGCCGCTAACTTTGAAAACTGTTCCGTCGTAAACTTTTAATCTGTTTTCGCTAGTATCAAACCATAGTTGTCCAGTAATCGGATGATTGGGTTGTGCAGTATTGGCAAAATTTTCCAATAGCCAAACAAAATTATCATTTACATATGTACCATATCCGCTAGCATTTTTTCCAATTAAGGTAATATCTGTTGCAGTTTGATCTACATCGCCATCTACCAATTGGGTTAGTGTTGTTCCATCTGTTTTAATTATAGTATAACTCATTATAGGACACCAGTAAAGATTATATAATTTATAGTTGTGTAAGGATTCATTACATTAACAGCAGTTCCTAATTGTCCAGCAATAACTCCACCACTGTTAGGTAATCCAGATCCAGTACTCAAGTTTGGCAATCCTAAACCAGGAACTGCATTAGTATCGCTTACTCCGCCTGGTAGGCCGGCCGCATAATATTGTGCAGTTGCACTACTTAAATTGTGTTTATGATCTGGCAAGTTTGAAGTAGTTAATGAAACAGTTTGACTTCCTGATCCTGTTCCCAATAAGTCAGCTGTAACATCAGTTACTCGATTGGCAGCTGCTTGAGGTTGCCCGTTGATTAATATTCCAGTATCTTCTTTGCTTGGTATCACTCCACCGTTATTCATGTTATCTCGACCTAGTGGAAATCTTCCTCTAAAATCAGGTAATGCAAAAGTGGCATAGCCTTGCAAAGATATGGCTGCTTTATAAGTGTATCCGATAATACTATATAGTACCGGATAATCTGAAGTTTTTACTTCACTTCCATCACATAGCAAATAACCAGTTGGTACTACCTTGCCTGCATACGGAAATATTGCACCAACCGGCATAGTTGCTACATGTTTAAGGAATACATCCTTTGACATACGAGATAGATTCGAGCTGCCTGCACGATAAATTAACATTTGATCGGTAGCCACTGAGTCAGTTGTAGGTTCTTTATTACTAATAAAATTTTGACTTAGTGTAGTATTAAAAATTGCAGTACCGTAAGTGGTTTGTCCGGTAAAACTGACAGGATCGCTGGTAACGTCTCCGGTTAAGCTGAATACAGTTGGACTAGCAAGTCGAGCGGCTGAGCCACTAATACTACCTTCTAATGTTCCTGTAAATTGTCCTGTAAAATTACCGACGAACGATTGTGCATAAATGTTTCTGAATGATTTTGCAGACGAACCGATATCGTAAATGTTGGTGGTACTTGGTAGCAGTGCTGAGCCAGGCAGCGGTGATCCGCTACCGTTTAACCAATTTAAATATAATTGGCCGTTTATTGTGACATCATCACCTAATGTAGATTTTTTACCCACTGCAAGGCCGCCAGCAGTAATAATACTGCCACTGGTTGCTGATGTAGAATCCACTACTGAAGTAACATTTAATCCTCCGCTACTGGTAATGAGACCAGAAACATCCAAAGTTGAAGCAGGAGTAGTATTATTTGTACCAATACCCACTCGAGAATTTGC